CTGTATTATCTTTCCATATCTTACGTAGATATTTAAAGTCTGTAAGTGTAGCTTGAAATGTACCAAGTATAGTTGCTAGTTCTACTTTATTTAACAAAGTTTCTACAGTATCCTCTGCTCTTATAACTACTTCAGATAAATTACAGAATTGATAAGGTCTTAATATAATCTCACTACAAGGATTACAACCAAAAGCATAATCAGTTTTACGTCTACCATTTCTACCTGCTTGTTGAACAGCAGATTTACGATTAAATATACCACGTTCACCTGATTTACTTTCAACGAGAGACAGCCACTCACGCATAAATGTTTCCATTTGCACTTTACCTTTATACGCAACACTGTTGTTTGCAAGTGCTCTTTGAGATTCAGTTTCCCACCACTGTCCTGACTTGGCATATCTCATTTGATCATCACCAAGATTTGAAAGACTGATGAGGGCTGATCGCCTTACCCCACCAACGACAACTACCTCACCAATCTTACACATTATATCGTGACATTCTACAGGATATAATCTTCTACCTGCTGCACCTTTGAATATCCCAATACAAAACTTATACAGATCCACAAGTGGTTCAGGACCTGATGCTCTACCACCAAATGTTTTTAATCTAGCACCTGCTGGTCTAACATCTTCTACATCAATAACAGGAACTTGTCCTACATATAACATAGCTATTAGCTCACGTAATGCTTTTGCCCAGCCTGAACGTGAGTCACCTACTTTAATAACTGTAGTGCTATCTTCAAAGTGTTCGTTGACTACAGGTAGTTTATCTATGTTTTCTCTTTCTACAGAAAAGCCTACACCTGTGCCACACATAAGAATATACATACATTCATCAAAAGCACGAGGACTATCTACAGGAAGGTAAGAGCAGTTATAACCTGCTACATTGCATCTATCTAACGCTTTACCTGCTGTCATTAATGCTCTCATGCTTGGCATAACATCTAAATTAGCAATGGCATGAAACAGCCTATCTCTTAATTCATACCAAACAACATTATCAAATTTAAAGTTTTTAACAAGGTGATCTTCCATGTAGTTTAGATACCTATCTACAGTTTCAGACCACTCTTCTCGCCTGTTTTCTTCAGGTATCCATCTAGCATATCTAGAAAGTGCGATAAAGTTTTGGTAGTCAGTTGGTAAGGACTCAATCGTATTCTTCATTTATTTCTCCCTGTCTTATATTAATATAATTTATATTTATTCCATTTATGTCGTGAAAGTATTCTTTCAACGCATACGTAATTTCTTCTGTTATATCTCCGTCAGATGGTATTGGATACTCTTCAGGATCTACATCTAAATCTAAAAATGCTTTAACCTTTATTCTCATCTTTAATCTCAATAAGTCTATCTAAATAAAAATCAGCTTTCTTTAAATCTTCTACACCATTCTTATACGGATATCTCCATACATACTTAATAATATTTCCTAGTAAATAATATTCAAAGCCATCGCCTGTAGCTGCTTTAATAGCATCAATACATTCTATACCACTTTGATTATAATGTGGTGGATGGTTTACCATATCATTTTTTGATGCATTTGTTTGATACATTTTTTCTAGTCCTTTAACAGGTAAATCATTATCAAAGTCTATCATTTCTTTTATTGTTGGTCTACTCATTATGCATTTCCTTCCGTATCAGAATTGAATCCAAGTTTTAGGACATTACCATCTTTACCTATAACTGTCAACCCACGCTCATTTCTTTTATCTAATTTTTTTACATATTCTTCTACGACAGATGCAAACTCATCATTTTCTTCTAACATCGGCACTACACTAGACATAAGCTTGCACATATACATTATAGCACCGTCATCAGATGAGTTTAATTTATTATGTTTGCTAGTTACAATATCTACTCCTATAACTCCTGACCATCTATCGTTTTTAATTTCAGGTGTTATTCTTATAAGATAATCGTTCTTAGTAAAGTTTGCATGTTTAAACATTACTTTCCTCTCTTTCTTTTTTTACCTTTAAACGGTATAAAATGTATAGTACGACCACATTTCCATACTAATTTTTTTGGTTTTTCTTTTAACCAATCTTCAGGTATAGTTAAATCACTATATCTAAATCCGTGTTTAATGCACCATTCTGCATAATTTGATTTAGCACCTTTTCTTAGTTTAGCTTTACTGTTTGTAAATATAAATCTAATATCTAATTTAGGATGCTGTCTTTTTATTTCTATATGTTTTCGCCTGTCTGCTGCTATAAATCTACCTTTAGTTTCAATTATAATACCATTAAACAGTACAAAATCAGGTGTATAGGTGCGATAAGCAAGATCTTCCCACTCAATTTTAAGCTTCTCATATATAAAGCTTGTCTTACTTCCTTTTAAGGTTGTGGCTACTGTATCTTCCAAACCACTCCTATACCCATTTTTACGTGCTATTTGTGTAGCACTATACGCTGACATAGTTAAAAGTTATACCAACGTACACTTGAACCGTAGTCATAGCCTAGTGCTTTCATTTCATCACGTACTAATCTTTCGGCTTCTTTCTTTTGCTCAATAGCATGACGTAAACCTTCTGTTCTACGCTCACGATATTCTTTTTTAAGTTCATAGAGTTCTTTCTCTTTTTCCTTAATCATTTCTCCAAGTTCGTCTACATTCTTCATTTGTATTCTCCCCATATTTTTTCTGCTTCTTTTCTTAAATTATCATTCCATGTCCAAGAGTCATAGTTTGGATGTACTAAAGAAGCTAACTCATGTTTATCATTGCTGATAGACAAAAATTTCTGTATACCAAAAGCTACTTTTTTAAGTTGCTCTTGGTACGCAGATAAGTTTTTAAGTGTAAACTTTTTATAGTCTTTTGGTGTAGCAAAAAACAAGTCTACACTATTTTTTGGATATGCCATAGAGTAAAATGCCATCTGTCTTTTTTGTGCTTCCGTTGGTTTTGACGGCATTCTTGTTGTTGTTTTTAAATCTACTATGGTATCCTTGAACCTAAAATCAATATAACCAAGTATTGGAACAGGTAAGTCTTCTAACTGTACTTCTACTTTTTCTTGATACTGTTCTAGGTTCTTATACTTAAAATTTGTATCAATGACTTTGCCAAAATCTTTTAACAAGCTCTTTTCTTTTTTTACTTTAGTATCCTCTAAATCAAATTGAGATTCTGTGCACATAGTTAGGTACTTTACTTCTAATAAATTGTAGTTAAAGTTTCCTGTTTGGTATCGTTCAGCTAGTATAGCTTCTTGCACAATACCTCTAACTGCTCCTGCACTCATATCTGATTTTACTTTAAAAAGATACCTAGCTACCCACATAGGCAGATCGCTTATGTAGGTATTTATACTGCTAGGTGACAAGTAATTAATATTATGTACTAGAAAAGGATTATTTTTTAGCATCTTCTTGCATTTCTACATCAACAAAAGAATCTACTAAGTCTTCATTTTCTTTTGAAAGTTTATCTTGTTGTGAATTGTCTGCATTCTTAGTCCACTGATCAAATATATAAGTATTATAGTTATCAACCCATGCTAATAGATCAACCCAAAGAGACTCGTCTTTATCTGTAATAGGTACTTCTTTTACATTAAACTTAACCTTTGGTAGATAAAAAGAGTTACCATTAGGTAGTGGCATTTCATCTGTAGTTACATCTATAGTGTGCTGTAACGGCAGATGTTTTAAGTTAGAACACTTTGAAAACGGCTCACCTAAAGTTTTAAAAGCGTCTCTATTATCTATTTCCCATATCATAGGTTTATTGTTGACTGCACTATCTTCAACACTATTGCCTTGATCATCTACAATATCTTTAAAGGTAGCAGTTCCTAGTATTGCTCTAACTCTTTTGATACCTTTAATTATATTCTTTGTTGTTTCAGGTAAAGCATTGTAGTCTTTAATGTAACCTGCTGGTTTTCCACAGTTAAAGCCACCACTACTATCTTTTAGATCATTATTTAAGTTATCACTCATAACTGTTTTAATATAATGACCATGTTCACCTTCAGGCTTTACCCATTTTTTGTACATAAATCTCTGTAAAAAAGGTCTAACAGATACATTAGAAGAGTAATATGTCTTACTATTCTCTACATCTTCTAGCTTATACATACCACCTGATACAACTTCAACTTTAGTTATTTTACCTTTAATTTCAGTTTGACCCATGATAGGTGTATGTGATATTTTTAATCTTGCTAACATTGAATTATTATTTTTGTTATTAGATTCCATATTTAAACCACTTGCTTTTGCTAGTGATTCAAAGTTTGTTTTATTATCTCTTAATGCTATATTGTTCATATTAAATATTCTCCTATTTTTGGTAAGTGAGGTTATATCACACAACCTCTTTGGTGTCAAGCCAATTATCACCGATTTTTGCTTCTAATAATAATGGCACATTAAAATCTAAATTAAACTGTTTATCTATTATGTTTTTTAGATTATTATTTGTATCGTTTATCACTTCTATTATGTCATCTAATTCATCAGGATGAACGTCAATGACTATACTATCATGTACAGTATTTACGATACAAGATTCTTTATCTGCTAACTTCTTCTCTATAGACATAAGAGTAAGAGGTACTATATCAGCAGTTGCAAAACTCTGTACAGGAAAGTTTTTAATCTGTGTAAAGTATGTAACACTACCATTAACTCTCCTCTCTACGTTTGGAAATGCAAACTCTCTGCCTGATGGTGTCTTAATTTTTCCTGTATTTAAAGCTTCTTTAGCCAAGACAGAATGCCAAAAATTAATCCCTTTGTATTTCTGCGTGAACTGTTTATAATACTTTGCTTCAGCAGGTGTCCTCCCAAACCCTGTAGCTCCGTAGAGTGGTGCGAATGTGTGGGCTTTTGCTTCTTGCCTACTAATCTTCTGACCACCTTCTGTAATGACTTTCGCAGTGTAGCTGTGTACATCAAAACCATTTTTAATCTCCTCTATTGCTGTTTCATCCTGTGACAAAAATGCAGCAGCTCTAAACTCTAGCTGTGCAAAGTCAGCTTCAAGTATCTTCCCACCATCCCATCGTGATACAAAAACTTTCTTAATGGGAAACGTACCACCTCTAGGCATATTCTGCATATTAGGATCTGCTCCACTAAATCTGCCTGTAGCTGTTCTATGTTGTAGTAGTCTTACATGTAACTTATTATCGCTCTTTATATTATGGCTGATACCATCTACAAATGATGATATGTAAGTATCAAGAGCAGACAGCCTTATAACTTTATTTAAAAACTCCTCTGCATCTGTCATACCTTTTGCTTTTGCTATACTAGATAATAAGTTTAAATGTACCTTACTTGTACTCCACCCATTGGCTGTAACCCATTTGTAGTCAGGTGCTTTAAACTTCATACCTGCTATTTCGTTAGTTTGTGTAAACAAATAACCTAATCCATTACATGAAGAACACTTAGTTTCTCTTGCAAATGGTTTACCGTCTTTCCTAGTCTTTCTTACCTTGCCATATCCTTTACAAGCTGTGCATTGTTTTGCTCTGGTTTTATATAGTATACTAGAGTATTTCTTAACACCATCGCTGTATGAGTCTGTTGGCATCATGTCTATCCACTCATGCTTATCATTAGGTTTTCTACTGTATATTAACCATGATAGCTGTTCAGGACTATTAAGATTGATAGGTGTATCACCCATAAAGTATCTTACCTTTTCATTTAAATATTTTTCTATCTCTGACTTTTCTTTTGTAAACTCCTTCCTTACCAAATCCAACGTAAAAGTATTAACAGAAAAACCACGCTGATATATTCTAGCCAAAGTAAGGGAAACATCGTTAGTAAGATTAATTGTATTGACAAGTCCAATGTTATCTTCTGTGTTAATTTGTTTATTAAGTTCATTATACAACTCCTGTGTAGCATGTAAGTCTGCTGACAGATACTTTGATAACTCTTCTTTTGGTATCTCGTCAACACCATAGCCATTCTTAAAATACTCTTTCAATGTGTCCTGCTTCTGCGTATTTAATTTAAATCTTTCTGCACACATCTCTAAACTTAAAGGCTTCTTGTTTCCTTTTTGTAGTACATAAGAACCTAGCATGGTATCAAATACCTTACCATCATACTTCCAACCACATTCCCAAATCCACATAAGATCATGTGCTATATTATGTCCTATAAGTAAAGTTGTTTTGTCTAGTATATCTTGTATCTTTGTTTTTAAATATACGTCACCTCTGCCAAAAACATAATCGTCAAAACGTATTAGTTCTTCATTACCAAACTCATCTAGTATACCTACCATGACAAGTTTATTGTCTATTTCAAATGGGTCTAAGTGTAACTTACCATCTCTTTTTGTTACAGTATTTTCAACGTCAAGTACAGTCTTCATCTATTTTCTCCTTGTGTCGCACTAGATATGTAACTGCATTTTGTGTAATTGTCAAGTCATCACCAAAACCACCTAAACCAGTGTTGCATTTATGACACACCCATCCTCTAAAAGTATTTGTGTCGTGGCAATGGTCAAGAACCCATGTTTGTAATCTAATCTGCCCATACTTTCCTAACTCTTCTATATTTTTTTTGCATATAGGACATTTATAATCTTTGTCAGGATAAGCATTTTCTTTACGTAGTTTACTCAATATTGCTCTGTGTCCACTGCGACAGGATTTACATGTACGTTTTATTTCTCCTGCTTGCATGACTGAAAACTGTGTAATGGGCTGTCGCACTTCACATTTGATGCACACTATACCTTCATCTAACGGTTCTTCAGCAACTATGTATCCAAATAAATCTGATTGGTTTGTCATGCTTCATACCTAGCTGTTAGATAATTTAATTCACAATGCACATTG